CACAAACCTACGATTACTCCCAGGATCAGAGTAACGATTCTTGAGCTGTTTAACCATGATTTGGCTGAGACTTTCAAGTTCTTCTGAGCTAATGAGGGCAAACATAAAATCAGCTGTGGCTGGGAGTCCAAAGGATTCCGATGTATCCTCCAGTCCCACGTCTGAGTTCGAATAGCCGCTTCTAGTTGTTTGAGTTGCTGAGACGATAGGGACATCGTACTCAACGGCCAACCCACGGAGCTCTTCGGCGATTGCTTTGATAAGGGTATAAGAATTGACGTTGGCTCCATGCTTAATCCTCGATGATAAACAAATATTCAGATAATCAATATAGATAATATCTGGTTCAAAGTTCTTCTTAATACGTAATTCGTTAAGAAGATGACGGAAGTTAGCAGAACCTGCACAAGCAGTTGGATACTCTTTTACAATTAACTTACCAGTGAACTTTTCTTTTAGTCTGTTAATCTTAGTATCATATGACTGCTTGGGCAATAGTTCCAATTCATCAACGGCAGTGTCTAGAAGATTTGCGTCGATACGTTCAGCGATGCGTTCTTCTGCCATTTCGAGCGTGATGTACAGGACGTTAAGCCCTTTGGCAAGGTTTGCTGCTGCGCAATGACACATGAAGAGGGACTTACCAACGCCAGTACCGGCAAGGGCGATGTTGAGAGTTTTGTTAGGGAGACCGCCGTTTGTAATTGTGTTGAAGTAGTCAAGATCGAAAGGAACTCTCTTCTCTTTACGATGGTAGAATTCGTATCTCTCATCACTGTCAGCCAAAAAATCATGACCAATGTGGGTATCAAAAGAGACGCCGAGAGCGTCAGTAAGAATTGACGGTATACTGCCTTTGGAGATAGATCCATTTTTTTCATCCATTATTTGTATAGACCGCATGATCGCCAGATACAATGCCTTATCTTGGCAAAACTTCTCTGTTTGATCTAGTAGCCAGTCCAGTTTTGTATTAGAATCATGTTCAAGACTCGAGACAATTTCTTTAGCAATCTTGAACGTTTGTTCGTTTAGACCTTCTTTATTAGACAGGTCAATGGCTAACGCCTCAATAGAAGGAAATGAATTATACTTCTTTACATAATCATCAATTAGGTCAAATACGACCTTTTCGTTATAATCCTGAAAATAATCTGGCTTCAGGAATGGTATTACTTTACGACCGTAGTCATCATTGAACAATAAATTAGATAGAATTGTTCTTTCAATACTCATGAATATTTATTACCCCTCGTTATCGTCCTCATCATCATAAACTAAACAAAACATCAAGTCAACTAAATATTATTGCCCATCACGATGCTACCAACATCCATGGGCTCTATACCTAATCGGAGGCACAGCATGGATATTTATCGTAAAACATGGATCAAACATAACGGTTCTATTCCAAAAGACCAGACGGTTCTTCTGTTGCTTCTGATCTAGTATCAAAAGGAAAACATCACTTACTCAAAAGAAATGATGGTTCTTCATTGACAAAGGACAGAGTAACAAACGGGACCAATCCGTTTTTGAAACAGTTTAGGAAAACTGTCAACTGCCCTCATTGCGGAAAAACAGGTGACAATAGCATCATGAAAAGATGGCACTTCGACAATTGTCGTTACAAAGATTCTTCGTCGTCATAGACGAGGGATCCTTCAGTGTCAAGTGAATACTTGCGTTTAATGAATGCAGCGAAGTCAGTCTCTTGGAACATTGTCATCCAAAATTCCTTACTGTCCACGATATCACCTGCTCGGAAGTTCTTTCCATCCACTTCCCCAGTTGCACGATCCACCTTGGCATACCAACCCACCTTTGGTTTAGCCACGTAACCGCCTTCGAGGGCAATATCGAGCAAACCGCTCCAACGATTAATGCCGCCCTCATAATTAACAGTAATTGGAATTTTAGACTTTTCACGTACGTAACGAGACTTCTCCACGTTGATAACAAAGTGGTAACCTGCAATTTCAGTGCCATCTTTATCCTGCTGTCTACCTAGAATCCAGATATTGTCTGCGCCGTAATAAGCACCAGTTCCACCACCAACAACTGCCTTGGGGAACATACCAATTTCCATGTAAGTATGATTAACTGCTACGAGAGGAATATCCTTCAACGTAAGGTGCGGAGTAATCATACGGAACAATGACTTCAGCTGCTTAGCACGAGACATATCCGCAACAGACTTTTCATTCATCGCATCTTCAACTTCTTTCTTAGAAGCAAGATTACCGATAGAATCAATAATGATTAGAACCTGATCGTCACGAGTAATTTCCTTCAACTGCTTCATGAGATCAAACTTCAGTTCTTCAACGTCAGTAATTGGCGTATGAACAACAGAGTCAAGAGGAATCTTAAACTTATTAAAGTATGACTGCGGAGTGCCAAACTCGGAATCGTAGAATAGAATAACTCCATCCGGATACTTCTTCAAATAGGCAGAAGCCAATAGCAAAGCAAATCCAGTCTTGAAGTGCTTCGATGGACCAGCCAACATTGTGAGTCCAGGAGTAATACCACCATCAATAGAGCCAGCGAGGGCTACGTTAATCATAGGCACCGAAGTCTGGATCATATCCTTCTTGGTATAAATCTTAGAATCAGTAAGTGTAGATGTATAATCTATGGTGGAATTCTTAATTAAACGTTCTTTAAGTGACATGTGTATCTCCGTATATATCGTATTATTAGTATACTATGTATTTTTGTATAAGTCAACTCTTAATATAAGCATCCATCTTTTTTATGAATGCATCAATGTTTTTTACTCGATCAGCCCCTGCCCATTTAATAATATCTTTGTCTGGGTTCTTCTTTAAATTTAAAAGAAGAGGCATAATCATTTTACGTAGACCTTCTAGCTTTACCTGTGTGCTGCCAAGCTGGTCTTGTAATTCTAATTCTCCTGCTTTCAATTCATCTTCGGAGGTAAAGCCGAAGTCAAAGCTGAAATCATCATCGAAATCTGTCATGCGAAAAAGTCCTCTAATGTTGATCTTTGTTCTGTAGCCCAACCAATTACATCAGTAATAGAGTTAAGCGGCTCCAGAAATGATTTGTTGAATTGAGTCTCACGATCAATATACTTATCTAGAAACTCTAGTTCTTTAGGCAATTCGTCAGGAACTGCAATTACTGATTCTTGAAGAGGGTTAGGTGTTTTTAAGTAAGCAAATCTAATCTTATCGCCATCAGAAATTCTAGCAACATTCTTTAAGTTCTTCGTGTTAAGGAGATTATTGAATATCAATGCGCCCTTAACATGAATTGGCGTTCCTTTTTTATAGACGATAGACTTGTCGATATACTTATACATGCCTTTCACACCACGAGGAAAGGCAACATCCTCGAAAGGCAGCGTTACAAACTCTTCACGAAATTTAGAAATAAACTGAATCAATTCTTCTTGATTTCCGTTCATAATAATTCCTAGAGCTTTTTTAATGTTCTCTCGACACGCTTTTGGAGTGCTTGAACGTACCGCCTCAATACCTTGGAGCTTGAGCTTGGGTTCAGCATATTGTACGCCTTCAACATTCCAAGCGTTGAGGATATACATTTTCTTGCCACGCCAAATACCTTTGTTCGCAATTGTTTCCCTCTTCATTTTCATTTTTTGTTGATAAGCGTTCATATACTCTGCAAGTTCTTTATAACACTCATCAAGATATGGTTGAATCTTCTTCTCACAGAATTGATCAATTGCTGCTACAATTTTCAATTCATCATTAGTATCTAGGTGCGCTACCAAAGCATCCATTTCAACATAGATAGAATCTGTGTCGGATGCAATAACAAAATCTATATCTTTTACGTTATGATTATTAAGAAGTTTATTCATAAACAGGTTCATCTTCTTTTCGATCCAACGAATAGAAAGCTGACCTGACATGGTAATTGCTTCAGAGTGATCAAAACTGAACCAACGGAAGAACTGATTAGCCAACGCACCGTAAGCTGAGTTTAGCTGAATTTTTTTGGCCATTTGCATGTTGTGATAGCGAGCAACTAATTTCTCGTCCTCCGAGTTAGGATTATTCTCATAACGCTGCTTTGCTTCAATCATCAACTTCTTATATTTGGTGCGGTCATTATACATGCGCTCCATCAATGCAGGTAAGAAACCTTGTTCGTCTTTGCGATACAAACAACCATTAGCTGCATGAGAATATTCTTTATTGAATTTATCAATTTCAAAAGTTCCACGCAATAATTCATCAACGGAAGGAAACGGAACTTTGGTCATGAATGTTTCTGGGCTGATATTATACTGCATAATCAAATGCGGATATAGACTATTCAAGTCAAAAGAAACAACCCATTTACTTAATCCAATCTTTGGTTCCTTAACGTGACCCCCGATTAGAGATCCTTCCATAATCTGTCGCTTTAATGGAGGAATGACAACATTTTTCTCCAGAAGATAATTATGAATAATAATATCCCATGGCCGCACAGTTGTCATAACGTCAGGATAATTAACCTTGGCGTCATAAGACAATGCCATGGTTTGTTCAAGAAACTTTAACTTATCTTCTAGACGATCAACAAGAACACAATCGTGAATATTATATTCAATAAACTTTTGGTAGTTATTTTTGTAGAGCTCAAGAAGGTTACCATATTCCGAGTAGTCAATCTTCTTTTCGCCAAGTTCAACCTGAGCAATAAAGTCCAGTTTATATGACTCTTGGTTACCAAACATAAATTTGCGATATAATTGGTAATAATCAAGAACGGATATTCCAGCAGGATTATAAGACTGGTTTTCCTTCCCTCTGAACTCGACAATCTTTTCATCGAGAATACGCCATGGCGATAGGCGTTTAGCTTCTCTTTCATTAAAGAGATTTTTAATACGATTAACAGTATACGGAATATCAAAGAACTCAATATTCCATCCCGTGATGACATCTAGGTCTAATCCTTCCCAGCATTCTAGGAACTTTTGTATAAGTTCGTATTCGTCCTTACACTTTAGATAGAAAGTGTTATCATCATCAGTGTGAAAATCTCCGCAACCAAAAACATAATTACGGCTGCGACTTCGCAAGGTAATAGCAGTAATTGGTTTATCGGCTCTCTGAATATCAGGAAATCCCTCGTCGGCAGCACACTCAATATCAATAGTAGCAATATTAACAAGTTTTGGATCATAATCGATATC